AGTGTCTCGCGTGCCCACAAGCAGCAGCATGCTGCATTGCATGCGCAAGCGTGCTGCGTTGTGCACCTGCAGCGTGCCGTGAGCGAGTGCAACCACTTCATCCAGACGCACCGCACTTGTGGGTGAGGCGGCGCCCACAGCGGCAGCTAGCGCCCCGGTGCGGTGTTGCGGGGGGGGCACCCCACGCCGCAGTGCATCCCGTGCCGCTTCCACCTTGCCGCTGTACACCGCCTGCCGCACTGTCACTGCGTCCCCGTTGCGCATGGATGAGGCATCCATGGTGCTCGATGCCCGTCTGGAAGCTCTGGGTGTGGGTGTGCAGGCGTTGAATGCACGAGTGGGCGCAGCAGGCACAGCGGCGCCCATCGCACGGGGCTGCCCCCACACCTGCCCCCGGGCTTGCGCCTCTGCGGCGCAAGAGGAGCCCCTGTGCAATGCTCGCTTGGTGACGTTGCGCGGCACACAGGACGCAACATTCGCACTGGGGCACAGTGCAGCGGCGCCTTCCATGACCGCCACCAGTGCTGGGCTGGGAGCTGACTCCACAGGCAGGGCAATCATGGGCGCGTACAGCACGGCGCCGTGGAACAGGGAGGGGTGCGCTGCCGCAGCGTCGCACAGCAGCGCAGCGCCCATGCTGTGCCCCACGCCAAACAGGGGCACCCGCTTGCCATGCAGCACCGCACTGGCTTCCTGCGCTGCAACAGCTGCCACAGCCAGGGTGTGCACTTGTGTTGCCCACGATGTGCGACTGGACGGCACTGCCCGCCACGCTTGAAATGCTGCGACGTCAAAGCCGCTGTTGGAGAGGTGCACCCCCCACGCGTCCCATGACGCGTCCACTGTTGCAGCAAATCCGGGGTTCAACAGCACTGTGCCCAAGGGTGCCCCAGTACCCACTGCAGTCCACATGCGCATGCTGCTGCGCACGCCTGGCAAGTGCCACGTCCATGCTGCACTAGGCATCTTGTCGCGTGCAGGTAGCGCGGGAGGTGAGGGGGGGGAGGGCAAGCTGGCGGCGCGTACGTGCCGTTTATTGCGCAGTGAAAGTAGCCGTTTGAGGGGGCCCATGGCCCCCCCCTCCGCCTTGCGCGCCGGGCGTGATGACCTGCACAGGCGCCTTAGACACAGTGGTGCACAGCTGCTGCGCCGCTGCAGCGTATGCAGCGCCTGGGTGCTGCTGCTGTACACCAGGGTCTTGGTCCCTTTGGTGCGCACAGGCGCCTATGCGCTGTGTGGCACCACCCTGCCTGTACCTCACCACGCTCAAGATGCCCTGCAGGGCACCCCGCTGCAGCTCCTCTGCTGCCACCGTGCATGGGTCCCACACATCTGGAACAGCAGGCAACAAGCAAGGGGCGCCAGCTTCCAGTTGCTGTGCACGCACTGCCACAACTCGTGCTTGCTCCAAGCGTGACAAAGGCAGGTGTTGCAGTAACTGCTCATCGAGTGCGGCACGCACGTGTTGCAGAGTCTGCACCTCTGCCGCATTCATGGTGCTGCTTGATTGCTCGTGGTGATTGCTGCTGCAGGGTGCACATGCGGGTGCTTTCAATTGTTTAATTTTTGGTGTGCGTGGACATGGTGCAGTGAGCACGTTGCGTTCACGTGTGTGTGCCCCCGCGCCGGTCCGTGCCGCCCTGCACCCCCCCGTGCACCCCCACGCAGCATTCACGGTCAGCCTCACTGCTGCTGCGCAAGAGTGCCTCGCTGCCACACGCAGGGTGTGTTCGTGCATGCGCGCAGGCCACTTCAGTGACCTGCAGCTTTCGCTGCAGCCTGCAAAACTTTCACTGTGGCCTGCGACTGGTAATCGAGGTTCATGGGCGTGTGCAGTCTGCCCTGTAAGGCAGGACGCAGCAAGTAGGCAGGGAAGGGGCTTCCTGCAGCCACTGCAACGTCTTGCAGACCCTCCCCGTTGTTGAACCACATGTTCTTGTACACCGTCAAGCCGCCATTGGGCAGCGTGTCTGTGTCCCTGAACATGGGCTGGGTACCAAACACTGTACGGTTGGCCCCCACCGGGGTGAGCGTGGAGGACACCGCCTGCAGCTGCTGCACATATGCCTTCCACTGCGGGTCCGCCTGTTCCTCCATCTTGCACGCTGCGCTGTTGGGCTTCCCAGCGCACGGCATGGGTGAAGTGTGGGCGGGGAGTGGCGCACGGGAACGTGCACAGATAGAGGGCACAGCAAAGAGTCCACGCGCGCTGCACGGGGACTTTGAACAGCAACAAAGTCCGGCAAGCGTGTGCATGCAGACAAATAGGCGTGCTTCAGGTTTACTGGCGCCATCACTGAGCGCGCCCATGCAGCTGCAGCAGAGGCACACCGCAGCGACCTCTACCCATTGCGTGCCATGCGAGCTGCTCTTCCCCTTCACCCCCATAGTGGTGCAGGGTTGACTGCCCGCAGCGCTGGCACCGTGCAGGCCGCAAGCGCCTCTCGAGGGAACGGGCAGTACAGTGGTGTGGGGCAGCCCATGCCAGGGGACGCTGCTGACGCGCTGGTGGAGTGCAGTCGGTTGAAGGTGCACGTGTGGACGCCCGTTCGAGTGCTGCGGTGTACACACCCGGGGGTGGTGGTGCAAAGCGTCTCCTCCCGTGCAGTGCACACTCTCCCCTGCCGCACGGGGTGGTTGGCTAGACCAGGCAGCAGGTGTCCCCCATCAGCGCCCCCTGCAGCGCAGCCGCAGCAGGCCTTCGCTGTGCCGGCTGTGCGGCCTTGGCGCACGGCGCAGACTGCCACCGCACCTGCACTGGGCGCTGCGCAGTGCACACGGCCTGCACTGCAGGCACAGCCCACGCTGACTACAACCGCACCCCCGGCATGTGCAGTGAGCACTGCCCCTTCCCAGGCGCCTGCTCTGTCCCCAGCTGCGCCCTTTACAGTGTGTGGGTTTTCCAACTTGGGCAACACGTGCTTCATGGCCAGCGCCTTGCAAACCCTGCTGTCCACTGCAGGCTTGCGAAGGCAAGTGCGGGACGTGGCACAGGCGTGCAGGGCAGGGGGACGACAGGCGTGCGCCGGTGTGGCCAGTGCTGCTGCCCTAGTCGCCGCATGGGCGGCGCTGCAGGAGCAATGCGTGCAGGCACGTGGCAGTGCAGTGGCGCCCACTGCTTTCAAGGCAGCGCTGGGGGCGCACTGCAGCACATTCAAGGGGTACCACCAGCACGACTCCCACGAGGCAGTGTTGGCGTGCTTGGGGGCACTGGAGGACGTCGGCGGCGCTGTTGCGCGGTGGCTGCCGGGGGGCACCTTTACGCCGTGTACCCAAGGCAGCATGCGCAGCACCCTCGCATGCCCCCTGTGCAAGCACACGTCTTCCACATCCAGCACCTTTCAAACGTTGACCGTGACCCTGCTCGGCGGCGCTGCGCAGTGCCGCTTGTCGGACTGCGTCGCTGCCACACTTGGTGACAAGGTGCTCGACATTGGAGAGGAGTGGCGGTGCAGCGGCTGCAACAAGGCAGTGCAAGCCACGCTCTCCACCTGCATTGTCGCCCCTCCTGCCGTCCTGTTTGTGCACTTGAGCAGGTTCGAGCAGCGCGTGCAGGTGCACCAGCAGGTTGGAGCAGCCGCCCCCCCTCAGGTGCAGCGCCACAGCGCCGTTGTTACGTGGGATGTGAATGGTTTCACTCTGCCCCTGCAGGGCACCCCCAAGGCGGCGCAGTACAGCACTACAGCCGTGTCCAATCACCACGGAGGATTGGGAGGGGGGCACTACACAGCTGCAGTGCGAGCCCCCGGCAGTGCCGGCAGTGGGTGGGCAGCAGCCAATGACAGCAGCGTGCAGCCGTTGAACACTGACGCATCCCTGCAATCAGCAGCGAACTACTTACTGTGCATGGAGAAGCAGCAGTGAACGGGCGGTCGGCATAGTACATAAATGCATTGCGTTCTACGCTACTTGCGCTGGTGCACTGCCTGCGCTGCACACGCCGTCTGGGTCACCAGTGGGCGTGCTTGACGGGCGTCGTCTCCACCTCCCCCTCCACCACACCGCCCGTGCTGCACCCTCAGGGCGCCGCAGATGACTGTGCCCAAACGCTGCATTGCACAGCTCTGGTATCCAATGCTCTGCGCCACACCGGCGACCTCTGTCCGCCACACGGCCCCCGCGGGCGCCGATCCACTGCGCTGCAAACATGCAAATGGGGAGGCACTTGACCTGCAGCTCCCTAGGCACTGCACGTGGCCCCAATTGCAGCAGCATGGCCACGACAATCATGGGCTGCCCTGCTGCTGCAGCTGCCGAGAAGCCTGCGTGCTGCTTATGCGCCAGCAGCTCCACACTCAAACGGCGGTCCTGCAGCACGCTCATGACGTGTGACAGGTCCCCTTCACTGCACGCGTGCAAGAATTGTTTGTGTTCCCTTGATGCGCAGACTGTTTTGACGCTGCCAGCAGAGCTTGTGGGGCAGTGCTGCGGCACAAGCGTGGCAGCGCCCCACCCGCACTTGCCCGGCGCAGATGCTGCTTTGCACAAACAGTTCTGCACACTGCCTTGCGGCTGTCCGCAGCTGCATTCTGTAGCATCTGATGATCTGGAAGCAGCCATTGCCAGTCCCTGCACGCAGCGTGAACAAACGTGAAGGTTTGGCGAAGCACTGACTGCGAGACAACTGCACTCACGGGGGCATGCGTGAAATGACACTTGTACAACGACACTGCGTGCAAGCAGTGTTGAGAAAAGTTTGATGATGTACCCTGTGTGTTTTAAAGTGATTACAGTGGCAACATCCTGGCCGCAGCGGCGGCGTCACGTCCCACACCCCTCCGGGAATTGGAGGGGGGGGGTGAAGTGCCCGTGACACCGCCGCTGCACCCGGCCTTGTGCAGCACACTGCACAACAATTATTCTCATCCATTATTTCATGTGCAATGTTACACTCCATGCGTATCACTCGCAAGAAGAGAAGTCCTTTCAAGCACCTTGCAACGCGCACGCCTGCTTCAGCATGCAACAACAGTACACATCACACGGTGCCGGTATGAGCAGCACGCCCACTGCCCCCAGCACGCCACTTAGCATGCCTGCAGCTGCAGCTGGCATGCCCAGCAGTGCTTCTTCCCCTTGGCAGTGCACAACGCCGTCAGCTCCCAGCAGTCCATGCTGGCTCTCCGACTCGCCCTGCAGCGTCGCAAGCTGCGGCAGCGTGCCCAATGCCGCAGCAACGCCTTGTACCCCTGCCCTCATTGTTGTCGGGAATGCGCCCCCTGCTGCACCGCGACATGCTCCACTGGCTCGGTACGAGTGCGTGGCATTGGACCACGACGCCTTGGCAAGAGTGACACGTCGGCTGGTGTTTTGAAGCGGGGAAGGCACTGCAGTCAGTGGTTCCCTGTGGCCGTTAGCAGTACACGGTCACGTACATACAAGAAATGCATTGAACAACAAACGCACGCTGCCCATCTCACTGCACTGTGGAACGTCCCGTCATGCAGACACGCTCTCGCAGCAGCCCCAGCAGTGCCGCTGGGGACCCACAGCGTTGCGTGACTGCTTTGGAGGCTGCTCAGGTAGCTGCATTGCGTAGACAAGCAGGCACGGGTACAGCACTGCCTGCAGGCGATGCAGCATGGTCTCATCACTTCAGCGTGAACGCGCCAGTGCATACACACGAACAGCAACCCGCCCTGCACGAACAAACTGTGCACACAGAACACGCTGCACACAGCTTACAGCATTCCCTGCAGCGCATCTCAGAGCACGCTGCACGCATGCGGCAGCGTGAAGAACAGCTGCTCCGCCTGCTGCGACAGCAGAGTGACGCGATGAGAGCCATGCAGGCAGCCCTGCAAGCTCAAAGCGAGCGTTTGGAGGTGCTGCAGGGTGAAACAGGGCAACGCTCGTCGTTGAACACAGCTGCCTCTGGGTTGCTGGAGATGCGAGGGTGCAATGCTCTGCGTGACAAAGTGCACACTGTCCAACTGGCGGCCGCATCACGTGCACGACGGTACACCCCGCTCTGTACAGGCACGCAGCCTGAAATGTGCCCCCTGCTTCCTGCACAACCAGAGGAAAACAGCGTGGAAGACGCCTTGGGCAGTGAAAACAGCCCGGGGGTGTCAGCAGTGCAGGCGTCCATGAAACGCAGCAGGGGGCAAACAGCCAGCGACCTAGAGACGGCTGTGATTCTGTGCCGCATGCACTTGTTCCCGCATGCGGCACAGTGAGTGTGGCCATCACAAAGACACAGTGCATTCAAGAATCCATGATCACATTCTCTTGTGCACTGCGGAGGCGCTTGCGCCCCCTTGCACGCACCGGGTGACTGCACGCCAGGAGCAGCAACGCATCCTGGCGTTGCGCAGCCACACTGCGCGACAGTGCATTGCAAGCGTGAACTGCCATTGAGTACACTAGTGTCCACGTTGCGTGCGTGCACTGCACGCCCATGTATGCAGCTGCGCGTGCAAGAAGCAGCGGGGAGGGCCCATGCCACAGCATTTCCCTGCGCACATCTCGACGGGGCAAGCCGTGCGGGGGCGCAAGTGTCCTGTGGGTGTACCGCACAAATGCGCGCGCCAGTTCAGGGCACTGTGCTAGCAGCCAATCTTCTGATGCACAGCCATCGGGCGGAGCTGGGCGTGGGCATCGTGTTGCCGCTGTGCCAGGCCCCTTGACACCCCCGTGAGTGCCGAGGGACACCTGGGGGACACCAGCCAATGCGTCTCGCGGCACGTCGTTGTGTGAGACCCGTAAAAAATCAGCGTGCAGCAGCACCAAGAACGCGGTGGGCTGCTTCAGTACTTGAGTGCGGCGCGTTGCAACGCTACGAGTGGCCACTGTGACGCAGTTGCCTCGCACGTGTTTCACAGACAGTGCGTCGTACTGCACGTGCGCCGCCCATGTGGGCTCATTGGTCACAGGGCGCGCTCCCGTGAGTACCCCCAGACCCCTCAAAGCGCCACTGCACGTTGAGGCAGCAGTGCTCCGCACCGTGCGGGAGATGTAGCGCTGCACGTTGCAGCTCGAGATGAAGTGGGCTGCGCGAGCGGTGCCCTTGGGGACTGCGCTGCTTGCAGCGGCTGGCCGATGTGAAGCAATGCTGGCGTCATGCAGGCGCCTCACTGCTTTGTGCACAGCGGCAGCTGACGGCAACGCTGCACACTGTACATTGCACGAGGCAGCAACCGGGGCAGAGACAACTTGCTGCGGCGTTGCATCTTCCCACTCCCACACACCGCGTGACTGCATTGCCGCAGCAGAGCAGTACTGAAGCGCAGGTGGGCTCTTGAGCATGGCGTCGGGAAACGCTACAAAAAGCCGCACAAGAGGGAGCCCTTGAACAGACGCGTGTGCGTGCATTCCCGTGATTGCGCTGTGTTCACGCCACAATGCGCGCTCATCGTATGTTTGTACCGGTGTGCACGCACGCGCGGTGGCAATGCCATGTCCCCCCCCATGCACACCCACACTCCCCTCCCCGCACCCCTCCCCTCTATGCCCCCGCTGCAGCACTGACTCACTTGCTTTCAGCATCCAGTTTTGCACTGCACACAGTGAGCCACCGCAGCTGCACGGGGCATGATGCAGGCGTTTCACAGTGCCCCTCGACGGTGTCGCTGGCTTGTGTTGTGCCTCCTTCTGCTTTCGCGTAGCCGTACATGATTGCAGCGTCTGTGCGCCAATTGAACAACGCCGAGCCGCTGCTCAAGTGCGCCCCAAAAGGGTTCAGCTCCAACAAGCGCACCCCGAATGCGTCGGCTGGCTGCAGGGCTGCACTTGATGCGCGTTCAGGCAGGGAAGTGGACAGCAGGGCAAAGTCGCTGGGCTGGCTGCCACTCGCTTGCCTGCCCTGCATGGGAAGTACTACAACATCCATGGTGTAAGAAGGCAGCATGAAGCCTACGGCTTCCAGACGGGGGCGCAGCCAGTGCCGTTGAAACAACTGCACAGCTCGGCACAGGGCTGCTTTTTGTGCAGGGTGCAGGCCGTCTAACCACGGTATGCGGTTGTAGCAAAAGTACTGACTGATAGCACGCACGCCGTTGCCCCTCACAAAGCACCGAAATTCACAGGCTGGACGCACCAGGGGGGACCACGCTTGTATGACGAGACTGCTGCCTGCATTGCACGCAGCGGGCGGATACTCCACGTGACAGGGCACTTTTTGATACGCTTGCCATGAGCCGTCTGCCCACTGTGCGTTTGCGCTGGGTAGGGCTGCAGGGGCGCTGCAGGTGCGCAAGGCACTCCTCGTGCTGCTGCGCAGTCCCTGCACAACGCGTCTGGAAGTCACGCAAGCATCCACAAAGCGCCGGGCGTCCAGCAGGGTGCACCCGTACGGCCCGGCGCCTGGTTCAATGCCGTCCTTGGGCGAACAGCTGTCGGTGCGCAGGAATGCGCCTGGGCGCTCCGCCTGCTGCTCAGAGCTGCACCTTTGTGCGTGAAAGCGGCGCAGGCAGCCCAGCACCCATTCCGCTGCGCAGTTCAACTCGTCATCCAGTGTGAGCGGGGCGCGGCGCTGGAGGATGCCAACTGTGCTGGCTGCGATCATGCTCTCCTGGTGGTGCTTGGGGAAGTGCTCAATCAGGGCTTGCGGTTCCACGGCCCCCTGAAAACTGTGCACCTCCAAGTGCTCCTCTGTTGCGTGCTGCGGGGACAGTGGCACTTGAAACTGCACCACATCAGCCTCATCTGCACCACGAAAGCAGGGTGCAAACTGTGGCCAAGCAACGCAGTTGCAGTCCAGCACGTAGTCACGCGTGGTGTACCCATGCGGGGCCATGTCAACGCAGTTGTTGTTGTTGATGGACTCTTTCCACTCCCGCACTCTCTCTGCGTCCCCATGCCACGGCGGTGACACGGGGTGAAGGCTCACGTTGTCTGTGGACATGGCTGCTGCCCTTGAAAAGTCCATAATGAAGGGAATGTGCTCTCCAGCTGTAAAAGTGGGCACATTGCACACCGCTGCAGCCATGGAAACGATGACTGTCCCTGCCGTGCATGTACACAACCAGTGCCGGTGCTCCCACATAGAAAGAAGACATGCTCTACGCTGCACGGCAGCGTTGTTTACTGCAGGCAATGCCTGCATTGTGCGCGGGTTTATGTTACAGTGCAGTGCCTTGTGGTGCGGAGGCTGTACCCTGAACCACTGGGTGCTGTTTCAAGGAAAGTGGTGTGTGCAGGAAGCTGCGCAGTGCGTGAAATGCAGTGTCGAATAAAAGTGTTTCACGTCAAACCCTGCAGGGGTACCTTCAGTGCCCGTGTGCGGTGCGCGAACACCTTGCAACAGTTGCATTCTCACACTTTGCATGTGGTTTGAAGGGAAGACGACATGTCAATGGTGAACCCGTTCGTTTTCAACGTGTCCATAACACCATTGAATTTTCCCTGCAGTGCCGACAAAACAGCAGCGTCGACCTTTCCTTGAAAAGTCGAAACTGCCTTGGAGCAGCCCGCTTTCAAGGCACAATCAGACTCGACTGGCATGGAGAAGGTTTCACTCTGGATGTTTGCAGAAACGCTGTCAAACTTCACTTTCGCTTTGCCTCCGGGTGCAGCAGTCACATGGCCTGTTATGTTCACAGCGAGCGTGCAGGTCAGGGACCGATTGCAAGCCGTGAGTGGCCCCCCGCCGTGGCAGTACGCGCTTTCATGAACCATTACGGGGAACACTCCCGCGTTCACGTATAGGTGCCAGAAGTTCATAGTGCCGTGCAAGTTGTACAGCAAGTCATTCAGTTTGAATGTGGCCAGATCTCCATTGGTCCCTGGTGAAAGGACCACTTGCGTTGGCGTCCAGGTACTGGCAGCTGCAAGACTTTTCAACACGAAGGACTCCGACTCCACATGCCACTCAATGTCCAGTCCATCTTTATACATTGTTTGATACCCATTGTCCTGCGCGGCAGGGAACACTTTTTGAGAGGCGGACAAGCTGGACAGCGTAGCATCCACCGCAGCCTGTGCCCCTAGCGAGAATGCAGCGGTCAACAGCTGGAACGATGGAGACGTCTCTTTGATGGCATTGCTCGTTGCAGAGCATGTGCCTGCTGCACAGTGCATGCTCCAAGGTGTGTCCGGGTACACCCTCTCCATTGCCCTGGAGACTGCCTCTGGAGACCCTTGAATGACAACAGCACCCCGCAGGGATGCATCGTGTGCCATGCTGGTGCAGCGTGACAGCACCGGATGTAAGGGGATGGGTGTGTACGGTAAGCTGTTTAAGGTGAAAGCGCATGATTCGGCATCATCACATACCTCTACGACACTGCTGCTGTAAAGGAATGCATTTCGACCCCACGACACGCGGACATTCACGCTTGCGCAATCAATCAAGCTGATGCGATGCGTTAACTGGAGTGTTGCTGTGAAGGGCGTTTCCACCCCCCCCCCCCCCCCCCC